TGTAGCTCATGCAAAATAATCTCTTGCGCTTTTGCTTTTTCGCCGGTCTCTACAAAGGATTGGATCAGGTCTTTTTGTGTCTCTGTAAGCTCAATGCCTTTACGCTTTAACAGAGATACCGCCTCTGCCGGAGATTCCAACGCGCGACCAAGATTTCGCGCCTCGCTTGATACATCAGTTTTATAAACCTCCGCCAAGTCTTGCGCTAATTTAATGGCTGTTTTAAATGTCTCACCAGTCACACTACGATAAGTCATCATGACTGACATAGCACTTCTTACGCCATCTACACTTGCGAGAGTATTCATGGCAAGCGATCCGGCAAAATCATTAAGCTCGTCAGATGTAAATCCAACCGCTGCGCCAGTGGCTTTTAATTGAGCCTCTGTGCGAGCCAAGTAGCGTTCCGTTTCGGCGTACAACTCAATCCCTGCCATTGCTGAGCTGTACATGGTAGCAAGCGCACCAGCAGCGCTTAATGCGGCGGCAGCTAAACCTCCAATCGCCAATTTGGTTAAGTTAATTCCACCCGTAGTTTTACCCAAACCATTGAGAGAGTTACGGGCTTTGTTAATTTCTTCGGTAAATTTTGCCGTCTCTGCCTCGAGTTTGATTTTTAAATTGCTAATCTGGTCCAATTCTCAACACTCCATCATTTGCAATAGACGCATCCATCATTTCTTCCGTTGTCATTTCCGCGGTTGGTTTAACTGCGTGTAAAACGCTAAAATCCTGCGCTGTAACAACCTGTTTTAATGCTGCAACGTTGTAAACCGCACTTGCTACCGTGCCGTAGCCGTAATCTAATAAATCAAGTGTAAACGGACGTTTGCCAAAGTATTTACACCAGCAAAAATACTCCGCGACAGATATTTCGCGGAGCATTTGCCGATAATCAGCACGCTTAAACTCGTGCGCCAACTTTAGGACAAAGTCAAGTTCGGTTTCTAAGCGTTTTTTTGCTCACCATCTTCCAGCTCACTTTCTGACGGCTCAGGTTTCGGAAATTCGCAAACATCCTGCACTGCCTCAAGTGCGCGGAAAATATCCGCTTGAGTCCAAGTGGTTAATAGCTCTTTTTGTAAGTCATCAATAGACTTATCGCTGTCGTACGATAGCGAGATCGCAATCAAGCGAGTGTGCGCCATTAGATTGTTGCGAGTGATCTTGTTGAGTTTGCTATTTAATTCCTGCTCGGTGTCGTTTTCTGATACCGGCTCGGGTTTATCTAGACCGTTTAAGTAATCAACATAATCAAGATAATCAAGCGCAGAGATTGCAGATACCACAAGCACTTGCCCACGTAACTCAAACTTAACTTTTTTTAACATGATAACTAGTCTCCAGCCTCGTTATACTCAGCCAATAACGGCTTGCCGACATTGGTTAGCTTAACTGTACGGGTCATCACTTCGTTTTGTGGCACGGTTTTGCCTAAAGATGACACCCAAGCGTAATACACATCACGTACGCCGTTAGGATAGACAACAAGATAATATTTCTTTTTGCCGGTGTTAAAGTCGCTGACCAATGCTTGTTGGGCGGTATCACCAGGTAACCAAGCAAGCGTTAATGTAGTTTCACCGGCTGATTTGGCGCCTTGGCTTGTTGATTTCCACTCTGCGTTCGGATCGTCTAAGTAGTTATCTTCATAACTCTCTGCGGTAACTTCACCAGGTGATAGCTCTTTAATTTTTGCAATGCGATCCCAGTTTTCGGCTTTTTTGATTTCTGCCGCTGAAATTGTTCCACCTTGAATGGCAGTGGTCTCTTTCTCGTCTTTTAAACGGAAAAACTGCGTACCTGCGCCTTTCATTGGTGTTGTGTCTTTTTTAGCCATTATTGACCTCATAAGTGATGTTGTATTGGATATCGGCAGCGATCCACGTTGCCATTTGTTCATCTTGATCGTAATCAAAGGACGAGAACGAAGTTGTTTCGGTTAGACTGGATAGCGAATCTTCAACTATTCCACTCTCATAGATTTCTTGAGCTAGTTTATCTAAATCATCTTCTCTAGATGCTGACTTCATAAATGCCGCAACGTGCAATGTAGCCTGTAATGTTCCATCAAGATAACCTGTAGGCGTAACATTACTAATAAACACCGCAACAGTAGGGCTTTGATTCTCAATATCTGAGAATGATGGCTTTCCATTGCTAAACTCTTTAACCTTTGGTAGGTGAGCTGTTAGCCTATTGATAACTGCTCGTCTAATTTCTGAGTGAATTTTCATTTCTTAACCACTATCTGAATTTGTCTAATTAACTGATTTCTTAATTCCATCGGCATCTCTTTTTCGTATGCGCGTTTAACTTCAGCATGAAAAGCCTCAGTTAGCGGAATCTTGAGTGGAATTTTAACTACATCGATTGGATAACGGTCTTTCCCTTGCCGTTGCATTACTTGCGTTCTTCCATTTTGGAGCTTTTGAATAAATGCTCTTTGGAAGAAACGATTCCCGACTTTTAGTTGACCTTTATTTTCGCCTCTTAGAACAAATCTTCCGTCACCTTTGATTAATCTGATTACCGGTAAATTTCCTCGATTGACCTTGACAAAAGCGCTTAATCTTCTTGGCTTTGCGCGTTCTAGTTTCGCTCGTCCTTTAATAAAGCGCTTAGGAACATCCACTTTCTTGGATGTATCTATTACAGCTCTCACCATAACTTTGGCAGCAACATTGTTAATTGTCCGCGCCATCGCTTGTGGAACTGCTTTTTTATCAATGTCGGATAAGGCTTTCTTAGCTTTCTCGATGTCGTCATTAATTGCCATCAGTAACTTGCATCCTCTTCTAGTTGTAGAATGATTGTTCCTGAATTAAAACTAAAGCCACTAACGATATACTCAATGTTATTTATCGTTACGCGATCATTTTTCTTAGGTTTGTACCCTGAAGATTTAAATAGCGTAAGCATGCGATAAATACCATTAATCGGCTCAAACTCTTTTGGAACTTCATCTAAAACTGCTTTATACTTTTTGCCATTGATGACATAGACGGACATCATCACATCTGATATAACTTTGTCCGCCTGTGCGATTGCTACATCAAATGGACTAAGCGTTGATCTTGACATCTACGGTTTCCACAGATGCACCGCTTGCGCGCCACGCAACGCCTAAGCGTTTGTTACTACCAGCGGTAATTGTTGCGCCATCAGTTGACCAGTAAACAATCGCACCTTGTTTGATATCATCGGCCGCCTTTGCTTTAACCGTGAAAACGCCAGTAGTTAAACCAACGCCTACACCACCTTGAGCAACGTCAGATACTGCAACAACTGCAAGATTTTCGATCATTGCCACATCACCACTCTTCATCGCAGCGGTTGCGGTAAAGCGTACTGTATTGCCATCTTGTACATAATTTTTAGCCATATTCAATTAATCCTATGATTTATTTAATAAAAAACCGCACCTTATTTAAAAGTGCGGTCACTATTTAATTGATTCTAAGTTACTTGTTTGTAACTTTAACGACTCCACGATAGTCGATCACGTTCACACCTGCATCAATGCGGACTTTGGTTGACACGCCGTCAACGGTAAAGCCGTTTTGTTGCTCCATGTATGGAGTGTCGATGCCGTCAAGATAGGCTACCTCAATAGCCTCTTTGTTGATTAAGTACCAGGATCTTTCGTCGGCCGCCTGTAAGCGAGCAGATTTAACCGGAGCTACAATGTCGCGTAATGGATTGATGATACCAGAGTTAGCGTCGGCACCCTCAACACTTGCTGACTTGATCAACTGTAAACCGCGCGTATACATTGATGTAGGCAACAGCATAAATTCAGGCTCAATCTCTAACGGCTCACCGCTCGCATTAACAAAGCCATTCATTAACTGGATACCCTTGTCGATGTTGGCAATGTCTAACGCCGCATTAGTGATTGTATTTTTGTGAGATGCATCAAATAATGCTTTACCGTCTTGTGCTTTAGCGTTACCAGTTAATAACGCAAACACTAACTTAGCGATTGTTGCACGTGTCGCTTGTCCCATTTTTTCAGGGATTTTTGTCAATAGGTGCATGTCGTCATTAAGGATTGCTTGACGGGTAATGCTAAATAATTTACCGTAAGTCGCTAATGCAACGCTAGCACCCTCATCGCCGATTGTGCCGTAGGTGTACTCTTCGCCCTCGCCGACTTATGGTAAATAACCAAAGTCACCTAAGCGAACACGTTTAGCTGCGCGGAAGTCGGTTAGCGTACCGCGTGAGGTAAACTGTTCAAAGTTTTCCGCTGCGGTTTCCCAGCCTTTTAATAATGATTTGTGCGCCACATCAATTAAGATTTGACCAAAGTCAGAGTTTGAGTGTGTAAATGCTAAGCCGACCATGCTCATTGCATTATGACCAGACACACTAACACCGCGATCAACTAATGATGCACGAGCAAGCTCACGTAAGGTCATTGCGTTGTAGGCATTGTCTTTGGCATCCGCTTTATCTTTATCGATGCCTGCACGAGCTAATAAGGATTGTTTAATGCTATCGCCAACGATGTTACCGTTACCAGCATAAGGAGTTGCGGTTGCGCTTGGGGTTGTACCTGCACCAAGTTTTGCTAATAATTTATCTTTTGCTTGCTCAGCAGTGATACTCAAGTCACCCAAACACTCAACTAATAAATCATTGTGAGCTGTGCCAAACTGTGCAAATACCGCTTTAATATCTGCATTGCGTTTATTTAATTCAGCTTGCACTTGCGCAGTATTATCTACTGTCACAGTTTGAGTTGTATTTACTGGCGCTGATTGTTCAGTTGGTGTTGCTTGTGATGCTGGATTTGTACCAGCGTTGCCTTGTGGCTTAAACAACATTTCTTTCATTGCTTTTGGCATATTTTCAAAGTCCTCTAATTTTCGTGATTTAATAGACGCCATCGCCACAAGTGGTTCGGCTAATTTGTCAGCAAATCCTTGTTCAACGCATTCTTTACCGTTGAGCCAAGTTTCCGCCGATAGCATTTCTGCTAATTCTTCCGGGCTTTTCCCGGTTTTGTTTGCGTAAGCA